GGTTCCAGCGTTTATGTCTGTTACGAATTTGGCACCAGTTAATGCTTGTGCTATAGCGTTAGCCATGAGGTTGTAGTCTATGTCAGCACTAGGAGTCTGTCCCGATTTTACATCAAGCGGTACAACAGAAGCTGCGCGTGGTAAATTTAGTATCTCAGGCCCATATTCCCCAACTACAACTGATCCAGCAGATGTTAATGTCCCACCGGAGGCTAATCCAGGAAGTTTAACACCAGACGTAGCACCTACATTTACTTTTATTTCCCCGCCAGTCAAACCTTCCTTAAATCCTCTTATGAACTCCCTGCCCATTTCTTTAGCTTTTTCAATCATATTGGGGATAAAGTTTATAATTTTGTCCAGAATGTTCATAAAATATTCTTCGATCCTTTGCGGTAGTTGCTTGATGTTTTCGATAAAACCATTCACAAAATCCTTGCCGGATTGAATTGCCGAATCAATCATTTCTGAAAAATAATCCTTAATTCTACCGGGTAACTCCTGGATATACTGAATCGTTTCGTTTACCAATTCTTCTGCGCTTTCGACTACAGCATTTTTAAAATCAATCATTGAATCTGCGACATTTCCAGGTAAATCCTTAAACCATTGTATTATTTTTTCGCCTGTGTCAGCTAAAAGTTTCACTGCTGCACCGATAGCGTAACCGATGCTGTAGGGGATGTTTGTTACTAATTCGCTTAAATACTGACCAATCTTGCCCGGCAGTTCCGCGAACCAATCAACAAGCACATTAAACTGCTCAGGTAGCGTTTTGGATAAGAATTCCCCGAGACTTGGGAAAATATCCATAATAGCAGAGGCGAAATCAACAAAAAACTGTTTAACAGACTCCCAGTTTTTTATTATCTCGTAACCTAGATATATTAGGCCCGCAATTGCCACCGCCACAAGCGTCATTGGAGCAGTTATTATTTCCCATAAAATGGCAAATCCTGCGACCAAGGCAGGTAGGACATTGGCGGCAAGCGTCATTAGACCTTCGGTTAAAGTGACTAATCTTAGGCCTGCAAGCCATCTTCCTATATCAGCTAACTTAGTAAACCATGAAACTACTGTTGGCATAAAAGATATTATCTGACCTAAACCAAATAATAAAGGTCCGGCAATAAACAATAGTCCAGCAAACCCGATTGTTACACTCTTTGCCCATTCCGGTAGTACATTAAATAAACTAACCAAAGATGCACTTAGTTCTGTAAGCTTAGTTGTGATAGGCTGCAGCGTATCTCCTAAAGTTTTTAGCTGCATTTGAAGATCAAAAGTAGCTTCCCTATTTTTTATAATAACACCATTAACTTCTGTGTATTTATCATAAACCTGAGTTAAACCTAAATTGGATAATGTTTGTAATACTAAATCAAGTTCAGTTCCATTTGCTTTTGCCGTAGTCAACTTAGCATTAAAATCATCTAAGTTAACGCCCATACGATTTAGCATTTCATCAAACATTCCCGTAGTTGCACCTGCTGCGAGAGATTCCTGCATATCAGCAGCAATGCCCTCTGGATTTAAAGTGTCCTTAAATTTAACGCTTGCCCCAATTATTTGCTCGGTTATTTTTTGTAAATCAGCACCCTTAAAACCTAAGTTTAATAGACCGGACATTGCTTCGTTATTTGCACCAAGATCATCTCTGAAAGCGTATAGCGTCCTATACGCTTTAGTCACTTCTTCTAATTTTGCGCCGGCCATTTCAGCATTGGTAGTAAGTAAAGCAAGTTCATTCCTAAGTTCTTCCGTCCCCTCGGTTGCCATAGCCAGTCCAATTCCAAGAGGGGCGGTAAAATACATGCTCATTTTTTCCCCAATACCTCTCATGCCGTCGCCAATACTACTCAATCTTTCTCCCATACTTTGTATATGATCGGCGTTGTCATCTGCTGCCTCGGATTGCTCCCGTAGTTGTCTATTTGTATCTCGGATCTGACTTTCAGTACGGGCTTCTTCTTCTCTGGCTCTTGCGAGTCTAACAGCTAGACGTTGGGTAGCATCAGCATTTTCTCCGTTAACAGCAACAGATTGTTGGTATGTATCGTTTAATAGAGCTACGACTGACCGCTGCTGCTCTAATCTTTGCCCTAAATATTGTTGTTGTGCTGTTAGCCTTTCGGTTGCATCAGTATTTTCATCCATGCGCATTGTAGCCGTATTGAATTCAGACCTCATTATTGTCATTTGCCTCGATGCTTGCCGCCCTAATTCGGCTAGATTTTCTTGAGATTGACGCAAAGCTTCGACCATCCCGGAGGTGTCGAGCTGCAAATCAATATTTAGACTACCCACAGACATTTTCATCACATCGCTTTAGATAAAATTTTAGGTTGAAATTTAGTTAACTATTAAGCATAATAATAATTAAAAGGAGTTGATATTGTGTCAGATAATTGGTCGCCGTGCCCCAGGTGTGGGTCTAATAGAGTGCAGGTTAAGAGTAAAATAGAAATGTTTTCTGCGTTTATAAAATTAAGCATAGTATTATTTCTTTGCGGTATATTTTCTGTATTATTTTTATGGTTAATACCGATTGCAATGATTATTGCTGTTGTATTGCTGTTTACGAAAAAAAGCTACGAGTGCCAAGATTGTAAATATTGGTGGGACGATAAAAAATCTAAATAACCACCCCACCAAAAGCCGCATTAAGCATTTTAACAATAGTAAACTGTTCCTCCGGAGTCTGCTTTTTCTTCTCCTCAACAACCTTCGGCATAAAATCCTTAACTTTTCTAGGTTTAGCTTTCTTATCTTTAAGTATATTATGGATAACACAACAAATCAAAGCGGCCTGCTGGTCAGACCGCTTTATCTTTACTTCCTCAAGCTGTATTTTACTTTTCTCGCGTTCAATATGCCTTTTCGCCAGTAAATCAAACTGCCCCGGCGTTAATTCCCAAAATTCCTGCTCGCTCAGTCCAATGTCGTACCTCCCAAATACCCAAAGCTCGTCTAGGTCGGGAGGTTCGCCGGCAAAGGGTCTGCTGTGCCTTCTGTTTCTTTAGGTTCCGGCATAGCCATACCCCAGGCCTCGGTAATTTTACTCATCACGTAATACATATTGCTCGGTCCGATCATTTCGTCGATATTATCAACGGTTATATCTTTGTCTTCATGTAATAGTCCACACCAGAGTATTTCCGCCATATATCCGTTAAATTCTTCCGGTTTTATTTTAAGCGCATTTTTACCGGTCTTTTCCTCGAATTTCCTCAAGGCTCCGTTGGTATATTTAAGTTTCCTTGGCTTATCCAGTTCAATGTCAACAACGGCTATGGTTTTACTCTTTGAAAATTTAATCATGACTTACCTCCTACGCTGCTGCCCTAACGAGCTGCAAGTTATATGTTTTAGCTGTTTTACCTATTTCTTGGACCACAATAACGGCCTCGGTTATGCTGCCAGCTGCGCCCAGTGTTATCGCGCTCGAAGCCACCCCTGTTGCTACAATATTATCGTTTACGGTGATAACTCCTGCGGCTGCAGTCGGAGTAATCGTTACCGATGTGATAGCGGTAGCAATATTTACGACATACCCATAGACACTGCCGGATGCAGCCGGAACAATCAGAGTGCCAGCGCCGGACACTGTAAAGAACGGAGTTGTTAATCCTGTGGAAGCTGTTACTGCAAGCGCTGGTTTGCCGGATATCTTTAAGGTTGCACTGAACGGTAATACCCCATCAACCGGTGCCTCTGCAGCCATAAAACCAGTCACTAAAGCGTTAAAAGTCCATGTTGCGCCAACAGATGCAGGGAACGTAATAACAAATGCCGAAGCTGTTCTGGCGTTTAGCGCGGTCAAAAGTGCTACCTGCCCGGCATCACCGGGATAAAAGTTCCCTTCAATAGGTACCTCGCCCGCATCAATCAAACCGCCAATAAACTCACGGTAAGCGTCTGAGCTGTCGTGATTCGTTACGTCAATAGTATCCATGGAAATGTCAACGCCGCCGATGTTGGTCAACTCTGCTATCGCTGCACTGTCAATTGTTATGCTTGTACCAAAAGCTGAATTTGCTTGTGTCAAAATTTACCCCTCCCTATACCAGATAAAAAAATCAACCACAACAACGTGAAAGCCGGTTGCCGGGTCGATTAGATCAATTTCATTCTGTTGCCTGTTTCCACCAGTTTTAACGGAAAACCAGCTTTCAATTGCCTCAGTGACCAGCGTAGCAATGTCTTTTGCCATCTCATATGTATCTGCATAGCAATTAACCTGCATCCTGGGTCTTTGTAGATTGCTGTATCCGCTATGAGAGTATCGCCTACCGCCAGATACTTGACTATACACACAATAAGGATTTTTTACTCCCTGCTCGGCTTCATTAGGCCATATACGGTCACTCACCAAGGCAGTCAAACCAGGATATGTCGATAGTCTGGTGTAAAAATCCTCAGTCAGTCCCATCAAGTCACCCCCAGGCGTTGGCGAATAACTGCCATCATTGCCGTTTTTACCTCTGTTTCATGTTCGTCTAAGGCAGGACGGATAAATGGTTTTTTAGTTACTCCTGGGTGCCGTATTTCACGCCCAAAAACTTCTCTGCCGTCAGATAAGACCTGCTTAGCCTTAATTTTAATTGTGTGCGGTACGGCGCCAAGCTCCTGGAACACGGCGTACCAATGGTCTTTATCCGGTCCTATTTTCGCTTTGGGTATCCCTGGCGAAGCGGTAAACTCTATCTCTACGACCTGTGCTATACTGCCCAGCGCCTTCGCTGACATTTCACGTTTAACCACCTCAGCACCGGCCATGAGTGCATCCTTGGTTATATCTTTTTTAAGGTGATCGGCCATAGCGTTTAACCTGTTCATTAATTCAGTTTCGCCGGTTATGACTGCCTGGGTTCTTGTACTGCCTGTCGGTCTTCTTCTAGCCATTAGACAACCTCGCCCCTATCAACACACATCAACTGCAGTTCTACATTTCGTTCA